ATGTACCCTACCGTCATCCTTGACGTTATCAATCCACGACTCAAGCAACCCAACACGCTTCTGTATCATTAGGTACTCAGCAATCAGTTGTGCTTCAGGTAGCTCAATACCCTTGAGTGTACCCTCATCAACTATGATACTGCCTTTCTCAGTCTTCTTAGTAAAGACAACGCCACGCTCCTGAAGACGCTCTGCGATTTGCTTACGCGACCCCACATTGAATACGGTAACCCCGTCTTTGAGACGCTTGCCTGTCTTCTCTGACCAACGCTTCTCCACAATCGGAGGAAATATATTTTGCAAGTGGTCAGTGATAAAAGCCATCCGATCTTTAAGCGTAGCCAACAAAGAGATAGCTTCTTTCTCATTGAGTTTAAACCCATTGTCTTCCTGCTTCTTCATGATGTGTGCAACTTGATGTTCAAGATCAACAGAGTGACCGTAGTCCTTGAGTTCTCTTGACAACTTGTCATACAGTTTCACGGTTACAGTGACATCCTGCATACAATAGTCAGCCATCTCATCAGTGTAACCACCATCAAAATCAGTGAAGTCATCCTTGAAATCACCGAGTCTCTCACCCCATGCACGCAGACTATGACCACCCTCCAGTTGTGGATTCCATAGCCTTGACATGACCAGAGTATCACGAACTTTGGAGAGGGGAATCTTGACTCCCCAAACCCGTGACAACACTGGCCCGTCAAACCCGATGATGTTATGTCCTACCACTACATCAGCTTTATCTACTAATGCTTGTACGTGCTTAGCATCTGTGTAGATAGAGGTGTAGTTGTCATAGTGGCAACCACAACACCATATCGTATCGTGCGCAAGGTTGGTCTCAATGTCGAGTACCAATACCCTCATTACAACTCCTCTTCATTAATCTCAGTCATTCTACCAGTGTTACGCGAATACAGCAATGCACCGGCAGGTCCAGTTGTGCCACTGAATCGGTTCTTCAGCACACGCACACGGGTAGTGTTACGCTCTTGCACATCTTCAGCCTGACCATTACGCTCCAGTCCAATCACCATGTCAGATAACTGTGCGATAGAACCAGACCCACGCAGTTGAGCAAGAGATGTAGCCGCACCTTCTTCATGTCCCTTGGAGTCAGGACGCTTGAGATGTGACACTACAATCAGAGCAATACCAGTCTCCTGCACAAGCATACGTAGCTTGGTCATGATCTCGTCTATTGCTTTGCGTTCATCACCACTGGCTTGAGCAGACACCACGATACTAATATGATCGAGGAATACATAACTACAGCCCAGTCCCTTGGCAAGATATCGTACTCGACTAATGATGTTATCAACACTGGTACTACCAAAGTGATCGAACAGATATATACGGTCAGTACCGAGTGTCCTGTTAAACGCATCAGTCTTGTCCTCATCGGTTGCGTCTGTGTCTGGTAAGTGGAGTGGTTGGTTAGCCGCAAGAGACATCAATGATAGACCTGTCTTACGCACTGACTCCTCCAAGAACATCAGACCTAGGTTGTCCTCAGTCTTGTTGAGTACATGCCACACAATCTCCCGCACAAACTGTGACTTACCCAGTCCAGATCCTGCAGTGATAGTGACTAGCTCACCCTTGCGTATACCATAGGTCAGATCGTTTACCCCTGCAAAAGGATACTCGCAGTCGGCAGGTGCAAGAGGCTTCATCACATCATCATACAGACTACTCCCCACAATGATCCCGTCAGGTACATGCTGTTCAGATGCCCACCACTTGTCGGAGAACTCCTTCATCTTCTTCTGTTGAAGATAATCACACGCATCCTTCATACCATCGAGGTGCTTGAACACCTTGGCCTTACCACCAAAGATCTCTGCTACCTGTGATGCCGCTTTCTGTCCTGCTTCATCACCGTCAAAGCAGATAACGATGTTGTCAAAGGAATCAAACCACTCGTATTGCTTGCGTATATCCTTGGCGGCAGAGGTTGCACCATTGCGTACTGACACAACGGGATACTTAGACCCAAGCATCTGGTACGCGGCCATCGCATCGAACTCACCCTCAACAATCGTAACGAACTTACCGCCCTTACTGAACAGGTGCTGTCCATAGAACTGTGCGTCCTTCCAGTTACCGTTGATAAAAAAGTTCTTATCATGCGAGCGTACCTTCTCAGCAATCACATTACCCTTGGCATCTGTGTACGCAAACATAGTCACACCATCTTCACCATCACGTATACACTTGTACGCCTTGGCGGTGTCTCGACTGATACCTCTGTCGATAATCGTTCGGTATAAGTCGTCATTGTTCCAAGCCCCAATAGGCTCACTGTCGTATGTTGTAGCGTGCATCAGTACCTCACTATTACGCTCTGCCCAATCGTCTGACTCAGGTGCTCTACGTGCCTCACAGGAGAAGCAATGAGTCCATCCGTCATCATTCACACACAATGCATCACTAGACCCGCAATCATTGCATGGTAGGTGCATCTTTACAAAAGCCACTCTCGTTCTCCTTGTAGTACTTACTCAACACCATCAGTGCATAAGACTCTTTAGGATCGCAACAGTAATCCGCAAGAGAAGTTAGTACACGATGAAGACCATAACGATAAATCATTTCACAACAGTCTGTCAACATAATGTGATTGTTGTGTTCTTCCATCGCAAGAGAGAACTCTTCAATTGGAATTTCTAAATCACCCATACTCTGTAGTCTCCTTTGTAGATACAAAGACTCTAAAGATAATAATAATAAAGTAATCTCTTAGATAACTCTAGAGAGAATAGTGTATCATGAATAATCTTCAGTGTCAACAATGTCATCAATACTCATGAGGTCATGTCGCTCAACTGCTTTGACTTGATCGCGTATCGGATTGTAACAATCATTGCAAAGATCGAGGAACTCCTCAGTTTCAGACGACTTCCTTGTCGCCTCAAAGTCTGTCAACAGACAGTTACACGCAACACATCTCATTCATCATCTCCTTTCTTTAGAAAAGATGTAATTAATAATGCTACATAAATCAACAAGATAGCTGATGTAATTAAAGTATCCATTAAATATTCAACCCCACTTTTTCGTGACCATCCAGTGACCACAGGGTATCACACCATGCCATGCTTTGTCAAAGTTTTTACGAGGCGGAGCATGTCCTCCTTCACGCTTCTCAAGTCCATACTTTTTACGATAACGACACGCAAACTGCCTGATTGAGTTGACCGAACCACCCAACTTGTCAGCTATTTCAGAGGCAGTAAAGCCTTTATGCCACATGTCCACAAAGACTCGCACCTCTCTATCCGTGTACTTCTTCTTCATATGTGGTAGTCCTTGTAGTCAACTGTTATACTAAGGCCGTATTGACCTCCACAATCAACACCAATGTCGTTGAGATACTCACTCACTGAGTCAAACAACGCTGTCAATTGTTGATCATCAAGTACCTTGTCAACAGGTAGATCAAGTTTCACACGTCCATCTGCAAATGTTACTGTCATTCTTCATACTCCCTCTGCATAAGATACAACTCACCAATGACATGCTCTGCCAATGCCACACGACCACGTAAAAAGTCAATATGTTGTGACTGTGTTGACAATCGCACAGATGTGGCCTCAAGAATCCCATCATAACCCTCAAACTCTACAGTTAAAGGGTCAATATCTCTGATGAACTCAATCATCTGGTCTGTTGTGTAATGATTCATGAGTAATCTACCTCATCCATTTGAAAGGGAGGACCTTCTTTCTCAACATGCCGCCAAATCTCCCTGTCATTTCCGCACATCCATTTGACTTCCTCGACCAAACCTTGAGGTAAACTCTGGCTGTAGTCCTCTACCTCCAAGTCTTCTAAGTGCCATTGGTCAGGCATATCTGGGTAGTTCTTCTCAAACTGCCATGTTGCACACAAGATGAACTCGTTGTCCTCTTCATCCCACCAATAATGTGTACCAAAGTAGAGGTACTGATCCTTGTAACCTATCATCCTAAGTCTCCCATCACTGCTACTTCGTCGCGTGACATAAACTTGTGATCTATGTCCGCAACATCCTCTGCATCCAACCATGCATCCTGTGACTCACCATTGGCACGATTGATACCAAGGAACAACACACGTCCTGCATACGGGTACGGATACACATCTGGTGCATACCAGAACTCTGTCTCCTCATACAATCCCTCATCGTTGACGTAGATTGCATCACCACCCTCGTCGTATCCACCACTACAAAAGAACCTACACTGCAAGTGCTTCTGGATGTCAGTCCAG